TGAATGAATTTGGTTCTCAATTCTTAACAATGCAGAACGATATTCTTGAATCAATTTTGCGTATGAATCAGCACCAATTTTTCCGTATCGTCTTTCGATGTATGTTTCCATTTCGTTTATGTCACTTTGGAAGTTATCTTTACGGTCTTGCACATCGTCCAAGTGTTTCTTGTAATTAATGTCTTCATTTCTTGTTCCTTCGTCCGTAGTATTGCTCTTGTTATTCGCTTTCACTTCGTCAATATCACTAGCGTACTCAATAACCCCTTTCCCTTCTAACGTTTGTAATTGTAGACGGGAATCAGGATTCTCACTTCCAACAGTTCTTTCAAAGTTGTCATCAACTAACGTTCCTTTTGCCGACGTCTTTTGATTTGCAGTCGTTTTATTGTCTTCGTCAGTTTTCTGTTTACGATTTGTAATCCGTTCGTCAACTTTTCCAGTGTCTTTTTTCTGTTCGTGTGCCGTCATCATTTGAGCGTTTGTTAAAGGGTCGTAGTCTATTTCTTCACTTTGAAATAATCTGTTGTAGTAAGGCATGTTGATTGTCAACCATGTTTCAAGATAGAATTTGAAAGTTTCTTCGGTTTCGAATCCGATTTCCCTCATGTAAAATTTTCTAATGAAGTTCGTTTCAAATACCGCTCGATAATCTTCGTCGAAAAAAGGATATGAAAAATTGAACAATTTTTTTCTTCCAACTTCAATCTTTTCTCGAATCGTTAAACCTTCTTCATATTGAGTTGCTTGTTCAATGTATTCCCTCAACTGCATCGTGTAACTAGCCATTATTATTCACCCTCATTCTGTATCACTGATTGAACAGGGTCGCTCGGTTGACCTACGTTTTGCATTATTTCTTCAACTACTTCTGTGCGAAATCTAACACTTAAATTCAAGTCAGGATGAAGTTCATTTATTTTCTTGCAAGCTTCCTGTCTTGACTTTAAAAAGATGTTTCCACTCGCATCAATTTGTTCGTCATTACTTTCAACTTCCGCGGTTTGAACTCTCGCCTTCTTACTTATGTTTGAGTTTTTGATTCCTAGAAACGTCATAATTTCGTTCCACACTGCGGTCTTTTGTGTTTCCAGTTTATCAACAACAAAAGGCGCATCCGTTTTCAGAACTTTAATCGTGTCAGGGTCAACTGATTCATGTGTTAAAATTACAGGTGCGTTTCCTTCATATTGATTGTAGATGTTTTTAATACTCAAAAGGTTGCTGTCGTTTGCAGTAATTAAAACAGGTGTCTTTTGGGCATTTTGGTTGACGTGTATAACCTCTTTTAATTCGGCTAGTTCCCTAGCGAACATTTCAAGACTTGGTAGAGTTGAAAAATGGTAGTCATTATTCCATATTACAACACCCATTTTTTCTTTATTCTTCGTTACTTTTATATCACTGTAATTATATAGAGGAAACGTGTTTTGGTAAGTTGGTGTACTTGCGTGAAAGTGTGACGGTAAAAGATAGTGGTCAACTGTTCCTGATACTGCACCTTGCGTGGCGATATACGATATTTTGGGGTCTTTATAAAACCCGACATATCCGAACATATGCAAACTCATTTCTAGATAACGAGGGTCAACTGAATCGGGAAGGTTCTCCCATTCAAACAATTGATATGCAATTGAGTTAAGATATTGTAAGTAATGGGTATACCACCTGTTGCCCCGGTCTTGTTGTATTTGGTTGGGGTTTTTGTATCCCCTTTTTCCGCCTTTTTGTTGGCTCAACATATATGGATTCATGTACATTTATCTCACCTCGTTAGTTAAATCATAGTTTCCGACATCATCCGTATGCCACAACGTAATTCCGTTGTCAAAAATCGCCTTTAATTCCGCAATGTCTTCGTTATTGAAATCGCCTAGAATGTTGCAGTTTAATGTTTGAACATAGTTCCAATTCATTCTTGTTCTGAAATTCGGTATTTTTACTTCATTCGTTTTGTAACCGAACATTTTAAAGAAGTCATTGAGTATCATTCTGTATTCATGTTTGATATGCTTTTTCATAACGTATAATCCGTTATATCTGTTACCGAAATCGTATGCAGTATTGCTACCCATTTTAGTGATTTGAGGGGGTATATTATCAATGTCTTTAATTTTGGATTGAATTGATTGCATTTCTAGAACAGAATTTCCTGCACCTTTTACAATATCAGTCGTTCCTGCAACTGCTCCTATAGCATTTCCACTCGCGGCACTAGCTCCTGCACCAATCGACGAACCAATTGCACCCATAACTCCGTTCCAAACAATTGAACTTTTTTGTGTTTCTATGCTGTTCCGGTTGCCTTGCAAAAATGCGGCTAGGAAGTCATTGAGTATCGGAATGTCGTTTGCCGGGTTACTTATTAAAGCGAATTCATTGGAAAATTTATCTGCGCTATGTGATGCTCCGGAATAGTTATATGTTTCTACTGCATATGTTACCTTATTGGAAAGTCCTAAACTTCCCTTCATTATGATACTCAATTCTTTTGATTTGATGTACTCATTTTTATAGGTAACTCTGTTACCTCTGAAATCATCGAGAACAGTCATAGCGTATGGATACATTAACAATTTGCTTTCCGTGACATTCGTAAATCCATCATATTTGCTTTGACCAAGAACGAATTTGTATGGTTCAAAATAAGTCATTTTATTCACGTATAACAATGATGCTTGGTCGAATCCCGAACCAATCCACGCTTCACTAAATTCATTTTCGTTTTTAGGGAATGTAATTACATCCGGCGTGTTCCCTCCACCATAAGAAATTGTTGACGGCATACCTATATAATCCGTGACAAATATGGAAACTACGTTATTGACTTCTTTGTCGCCTTTATATAAAGCGTCCAATATCTTTGTGGGAGTTGTGATTGCAACATCTTTACCAGTTTTGAGTAAAACTTTCACCGGTCGTGCATCGTCTGTAAATGGTGCAATGTAATAGCTTAACGGTTGAGGTGTTCCAACAATACTTCCCCGAGTTTTTACACCAACCCCGTCTTCACCTTCTAACGGCGTTTTCGTTACAATAACCATCCATTTATAGCCGCCCATATGACTATAAGATGATACATCGACAGTTTCATATTCTGTTCCGTAATTCAATTCTTCATCTACTGTATTGATGACGGGAGTTCCGTCGCTGTTCCATAATTTACGATGTTCTCGGACAACATAACTGGGTTTGAATTTCATTTCGAACATCCAAGTTTGTAGAACGTCAATTTCAAAATGAACATGCGTATTGTTTCGTTGTTTATATTCTAGCTTTGTAATAAAGCCGTAAAACCATTTATTATTGTAGTGTGCATTTTGGAACATAACATAACCTGCATTCCAAAGCGCATCCGTGCTTTTATTTACTGCAATTATATGTTTCCCTTCTATGCGTTGGAAATTTGCTTCAACCATAGAATGAACAGGTGTTTTGCTAGTAAAATAACTTGTTTGCGTAGCTTTAGATGTAAACCATCTTGTATTTTTGTAGTCGTTGTTGAACGGAATACCCGACAATAGTCGGATATTCGTTCCACTTAACGGTACAGTAGCCATATTTAATGACTCCCTTCCTTTATAGCGTTATACGTTCGGCAGTACAGATACGATTGATTCACCAACAACTTTTTTATCCGTGCTATGCGTAACGGTTGCGGTTACACGTAATTGTCCGTCTTGCGTTGCGGCTAATGTTAACTTACCTTGTGCATCAACTGTCGTTCCTGCTTTAACTGCGGTTCCGTTATCTCCTGTAACTTTCCATTCAGGCGTATACTCTTTACCGTCATTTGCGCGAACAAACACATTGTACTGCAATGTTTTCCCGGCTTTCAAACTAGCGATTGTCGGGTCAATGATAACCTGCGTAACCGGGGCAACTTCGCCGGAAACAAATGCGACTGCGTTAGCGAAACGTGAAACGGAAAGCGTTTGCCATACGTGGTAGAAGTAATTCCAGTAAAGACCTTTTGGATTTCGGATTGTTTCCATTTTAAGTAGGTTGTCATAAACCATATAAAACTCTTTATCAATCAGAACCGCTTCTAACCCAGAACTTTTGAATCCGTCAATGACTGTTACGTGTCCGAGGAAGTTTGTTTTATCCATATTGAATGCGCGAGCTAAAACGTCAACATCGACTTGCGCTTCAAGGTCTGCATCAATAAGTAAGTGTAAATCGTTCATGTCAGAACGCGTATGAACCGCTAAAGCGTTAAAGTCGCGCGAACCCATTGGAAGTGTCATTCGTCCGGCTGTTGCACGTAGCTTTTTAATGAATTCCTGTGCGTGTGCGGATGACGTTCTCGGCTCTTCAACAGGTACAATTCTGAAATGTCCTTTTGAATAGTAGTTATCAATTAATAAAAGCATGTAATTGTATTCATCAACTTCTGCACTGTTGTAAATCGCATTGATAATTTGAGCGACAAAA